AATAACGATCATGTAACAGTATTACCTTTAGCAAACTTTAGAATCTTAATCACTAAACCTGCGTTAGATAACCAGGGTAATTTGGCTGGTATGGAAGATTACATAGTAGCCGTAGTAACAAAGTTAGAAGCGTCAGCCCTAACACTTAATATATCAAGCATTTCGGCTCCAGCAATCGTAAGCGCTCAAAGTGGCGATTTATTGGTGTCTGAAATAACAGTATCAATCCTAACGAGCTGGAGTTAAAATGAGTGAAGCAAATGATTTAGCCTTCTTAATTAAGACAGGCCAAATAAAAGAAGCACCAAAAGAAAAAGCACAACCTAAGAAAGAAGAGGAATAACAATGGCCATATATCTAAATAACAAAGTAGGCGTTAAATTGGCTACTGCCGCTGCGCCTACTACACCATCTGTCGATATTAGCGATCTTGTTACAAGCGCTGTTATCAATCAAATCGTAGACGAGCTAGAAATTACAACCATGTCAGATTCCGCACATCGCTTCGTGCAGGGCCTATCATCTGGTTCATTTACCATCGACTTTCTCAACGACTGGGATTCTGCCGATGTAATGCAAACCTTAAATGCTGCATTTGGTCAGACTTTATCTGTATCAGTAATTACTGTTAAAGGTACTACTGTCTCAGCTTCAAATCCTACTTACCAATTTTCAATCTTGGTCAACAACCTTACCCCACTGGGTACTGGTGGCGTCTCAGAAATTGCAAGTAGCAGCGTGACCTTTACGCTAAACTCCGCAATAACAGTATCATCTTCGGTACCATTTTAACTAAGGAGTAATAATGGCAAAGCTAAAGATAACAAGGGCTAATGGTGAAGTCACAGAACACAAAATAACACCAGGTGTCGAATACGCTTTCGAGTTGAAGTATGGTGCAGGAATTTCTAAGATGTTGCGTGAGCATGAACAGCAAACCCACATATTTTACCTTGCCTGGGAGTGCTTACGCAGATCTGGTGCACAAGTATCTTTATTTAATGCAGAGTTTATAGACAGCCTAGAAACTGTCGAGGTATTAGACGAAGAAAAAAAATAGTAGAGCGGGATTCTGTTTTCTATAATATCGCTCAACTTTCTATAGAAACTGGAATACCGCCTAGCGAGTTTATTTATATGGACTCGGAGATGTATCGGGCGATAGTACAAGTATTAACCGATAGAGCTAAGGAGATCAAAAATGCCAACAGAGGTCGTAGGCGTTAAAGAGGTCATGAAAGGCCTTAGCTTTATTGATGAGGATATGTATAACAGAATTAAAAAAGTATTAGATCCACAAATGCGCCAGGTAGAAGCTACTGCTAAAGGGTATGTGCCCAGTAATGCAGAAGTACTATCTGGCTGGTCTAAGCCAGTATCTTCACAGATAGATTACAGACCATTCCCAAAATACAATGCTGATAGCGTGCGTGGTGGCATAGGTTACAAAGAAGGCCAAAATAGAAGATTCAAAAATGGTTTTCAAGTAGAAAATTATGTCTACAACATTAACGCAGCTGGTCGTATTTATGAAACCGCAGGCCGATTAAACCCACAAGGTAGAGCGCCATTTACATCTATTAATCCTGGTGGTGGCACATTAGCATTTAAGAAATCTGGTAGCGCTAAAAGTAGAAGTAGATCTACATCATCATATAATTCTAATAACCCATTTGCTGGCTATCAATTCGTTACAGATATGCCACCCCTTACATCACAACCAAAGATTAAAGACGTTAGAAGTGGTGGGGCTAAAACTAAAGGTCGCTTGATCTACAGAGCTTGGGCTAAAGATAGCCCTAAGATTTATGATTCTATTCTTAAAGCCATTACTGCTACAGCTGATTATTTTAACGATACAACAGAATTAAAGAAGGTGGCATAGTGGCCAATGTAGTCGTATCCGCACTCGCTACCTGGAATGGTAAGGCGCTTAAAAAAGCCAAGCAAGATGTCAATGTATTTGACAAGCAGTTAAAGAATTTAGCACGTACCTTAGGTTTTACCTTTAGTGCTACCGCTATTGTTGCGTTTAGTAAAAAGGCAGTTAAAGCATTTGCCGAAGATCAGGCAGCGGCCAAGTCATTACAGTTGCAACTAGAAAATACTGGCAACGCATTTAGGGCTACCGAAGTAGAAGATTATATTAAGAATTTAGAAAAAACTTACGCAATACTTACAGATCTACGTGGCCCATTTCAAACATTATTAAACGTTACTGGCTCAGTTGATTTAGCACAAAGATCTTTAGAAGCCGCTTTAGATATAAGCGCTGGTACTGGACAAAGCCTGGCAACTGTAGTAGGTGCAATATCAGCAGGTGTAAGAGGTCAGACTAAAGCATTAAGAGGACTTAATACAGGCATAGACGAAAATATCCTTGCTAGTGGCGACATGAATAAGATCATGGAAGAGCTTGAAAGAAGATTCTCAGGTCAAGCATCCGCCAGGTTAGGTACTTATGCAGGCAAGATGGATATACTTAAAAAGAGTGCCGATGAAGCTACAAAGGCTATTGGAGAAGGCATAGTAGATGCTCTAGTAATTCTTAGTAAAGATAAATCTATAGAAAACCTTGCAGATAACTTTGAAAACTTAGGCGATAACATAGCGTTTGCTATTAAAGAACTGGCTAAATTAGTTCGTGGATTTAATGATTTATTAAATAATCCAAGTTTCAAAGCAGGTTTATTAGCCGTTGCAATATTAAGTAGAAACTCCAAAGCCGTTGCAGCTGCATTTACTATTGTTGGTGGTAGTGCCACAGCAGGTTTAGCAACAAAAGATTTTGGCAAAGGCAGTTCACAGCTTGGCGGTACTAGGCAATTAAGTAAAGAGTTAATGATTTCTAAACTCTTAGAGAAAGCACGCAAAAGAGAATATGATATTATTAATCAAAAGAATAATATAGAGAATAAAAACTTAAAAGAATTAGAAAAGAAGTTTGACCTAGAGCGCATAGGTTTAACACAGGCGCTTAATGTGGCCACAGACGATGAAACTAAACTACGTTTAAGAGCACAGCTAGCCATACTAGATCAAAATGAAGCTTTAGCTAAGAAGCTATTGGCTGAGATGGAAGCGGCGGATGCATTAAAGAAGTTAGCCGATGCTGCTAATAAAGCTGCAGAAGCATTATCTAGCCATCCAGATAAATACGATCAAATGATTAAAACTTTGATAGATCAATTTACGGCTTTAGGTTTGACACTTGGAGAGTCTATGGCGCTGGCTGGCATGTCTGCTAGGTATCAAGCGCAAGCAGATGCAATAGCCAGGGGTAGAGGCACTACTGGCCCAATGACACCTTATGATCCACTATCAAGTCTAACTGTTACACCACAGGATTTATCAAACACAGGGTTTAGATACGATCCATTATCAGGCATGAGGGCAACAGCGCAAGACATACGCATAACTGTAGACACCGCACAATCTGGCGATAGGTTTGCTCAATTTATAGCCGAGAGTATTCAAATAGCAGATCGTAGCGGTTATAGCACTTCTGCAAATGGAAGCTTGGCAGTATGACAGTACCTGTAGTAAATGCTTTTATAAATTTTAATACTGGCCCAAGTTTTGCACAAGTAATGATATTAGATACAGGTATTTTAGGTACAAACGTTTTAGGAGATCCAGGCGGCGTTGTTGTTGATGTATCTAATCGGGTTAATAGAATTGAAACTAACAGAGGCCGCACCGCATTAAGCGATCAATTCCAGACTGGCACAATGACTTTACGAATAGTAGATCAAAATGGTGATTTTAACCCACAGAATCCATCGGGGCCATATTTTAATTTATTGACACCTATGAAAAAGGTGCAGATTACTGCTACCTATGGTGCTACTACTTATCCTATATTTGCAGGATTTATTACAAGTTATGTTACAACCTATCCAGATGAATCAGAAGCAGATTTGGCTATGACTACGATACAAGCTGTAGATGCTTTTAGATTAGCCCAATTAGCACAGATAAGCACAGTAACTGGCGCTAGTGCTGGCGATCTATCAGGTACTCGTATTAATGAGATATTAGATGAAATTGACTGGCCAGTATCACAGCGAGATATTGATCCAGGTCTTACTACATTACAGGCAGACCCAGGCACTAACCGCACAGCATTACAGGCTTTACAAATTGCAACAGAATCCGAATATGGCGCTATCTATGTCAGTGCCGATAATAACTTTGTATTTCAAGATCGAGGCGTAACCGCTGGATCTATTGGTGGCACACCTACAGTCTTTGCAGATAATGGCACAGGTATAGATTACTTTGATGCTACCTGGACACTTAATGACGTTTTAGTATTTAACAAGGCCACAATTACTAGGCTAGGCGGATCACCTCAGGTGGCCTTAAATCAAGCCAGTATAGATAAGTACTTTTTGCACAGCTATTTCTTAAATAATCTTTTAATGGAAACCGATGCAGTAGCTTTAGATTATGCCCAGGCTTATGTGGCTAGTAGGCAAGAAACCTCTATTAGATGCGATGCCATAGTCCTAGACCTATACACGCCTAATTACAATTCAGGCATATTGGCGGCTTTAGATTTAGATTTTTTTGATCCGATCACAGTGCTTACTACTCAGCCTGGCGGATCTACCATAGATAAAACCTTACAGATTTTTGGGGTACGGATGGCAATAACCCCGAATAGTTGGAAAACCACATTCACGACACTAGAGCCCGTTATAGATGCATTTATCCTAAATAATAGCATTTATGGCACTTTAGACTATAATGTCCTAAGTTACTAAGGAGTAGAAATGGCAGCAGGTTTAGGGTTTAAGGATTTTACTACAGGCGAGGTATTAACCGCAGCCGATGTAGATGGCTATTTAATGCAGGGTATCTGGGTATTTACTAATGCCACAGCTAGAGATGCAGCCGTTACATCACCACAAGAGGGCAATTTTGCATTTACTAAAGATAATAATTCTTTGTGGTATTACGATGGCGCAGCTTGGGTAGCCTCAGGTGCTACTGGTGATATTGAAGGTGTAACAGCTGGTATAGGTATATCAGGTGGTGGCACTTCTGGCACAGTAACTGTAACTAACTCTATGGCAACTGCTATTGACGCTAAGGGCGATTTAGTTGTCGGAACTGGTGCAGATACTTTCTCTAAACTCACAGTAGGCGCAAACGGCACCACACTTGTAGCGGATAGTGCAGAAACGACAGGCTTAAAATGGGCTACACCTGCAAGTGGTAGTATGACTTTGTTATCAACAACTACTTTATCTGGTTCAAGCGTAACTATTAGCGGTATAGATCAAACTTATGAAACTTTGCGAGTTGTAACTTTTGGTATTACAAATGCAACAGGGGCTAGTGATTTGTATGTTGCCCCAAATGGTTCAACTACAATTAGTTTTGTTAATTGCAATTACAGAAATAATGCAAACAACGAAGTACAATCAACAACGGCTGGTAAATATTTAATGATTTATGGTGATGCCTATAAACACGACAACGCTAGCAATGTAGCCTTGCTGGAGTTTGATAATTATGCAGATACAGATAAGCGTAAAACTACTCGGCATACTTTTGGCTATGTTAGCAGTACCGCTTCAGCAAGAAACTATGGTAGTGCTATAGGTTACGTAGATACTACTTCAGCAATAACTTCTTTAACTTTTAGTAATAATAGTGGTTATTCTTTTAATGGTGGAACTGTCCTAGTATATGGAGTTAAATAATGAGTAGACCAATGGTAAGAATACATAACACAGAAACAGATGAAATAATTGATAGAGAAATGAATGATGTTGAATACGCACAACATTTAGAAAATCTAGAAGAAAAAGCAATAGCAGATGCCGAAGCCGAAGCAAAAGCAATTGCTAAGGCAGCACTGTTAGATCGTCTTGGCATTACAGCTGAGGAAGCCGCTTTACTTCTTTCATAATGAAACCCTGGTTATGTGCAGCTGGTGTGCAGTTAAGAGATCAAATTGATACGTGGTTTCCAGATCGCAGTACTGCCAGTCCAGAAGGATGGTTGGGCGATAGTCGTCACTCCGCCAGAAAATCGGATCATAATCCAGACAAATCTGGGGTCGTCCGAGCAATTGATATTAATGCTAGGTTACAGTCATCCGACAGCCTCGCACCTTATCTGGCTGACCAAATCAGAATCGCAGCCAAATCGGATCCACGCATATCATACGTCATCTATAACGGGCGAATATGTTCAAAGATTCTAAATTGGAAATGGCGTAAGTACAAGGGCATAAACCCGCACCGCTCACATCTGCACTGTAGCTTTACAAAGTTAGGCGACAAAGACGGCAGAGAGTTCGACATACCACTACTAGGGGGAAAAATATGAAGATAAGCAAGAAGCAAAAAGCCATACTAAAATCCTATGCACGTGGAGTATTAGTATCTTTCTTAACATTTTTAGCAAGTAATGAATTAGGTTTAGATCCAGCACTAGCTGTAATAGTTGCAGCTTTCGCTGGTCCAGCAGTTAGGGCTTTAGACAAATCCGATGTTATCGGTA